GATAACTCAGTGGGCTCCCCCGCTTATATGTCGCCCTCGCGTATGCAGGCTGATGAAGTGGTGGAGGCCATTGTGGAGGAACCCGATGCGGCGTTGTCCCTCAAATTTGAGGCTGACACCGTCACTGGCAAGTTCGATCACGACATGGGGGTGAAGGCAGAGATGCTACATGACAAAGCAGTAGACCAGGTTTTCCAGGTCTGCTTTGGCGAACGCGTCAAGTCTTTCCGCTCCCTGTTGAAAAGACCACAGACTCTATTTCTCCTCAATGGGATAGGCTCTACATTTGAGAATTACTTCTACATGAATGTACTACCTAAAAATACCAGGTACTACAAGTGGAGTAAACCAAGCTGGGCCGATCTCAAGAGAGACTACGAAGGTGATTTGTTTGATTACATTCGCAACGCTTTCGTAGGTATGAGAGGAGGTTTTAGATACACATTTGTACCTTACAATTGGAACAGTGGTTTACGGGCTATGTCCGTTGACCGTTACCAGAACAGTGAGGAAGACCCATCATCGTATTTTCCGGGGAGCAACAGTAATCGCTCCGTTCCGGTTAATCACTTGGGAACTCATTATGCAATTATGGCATCTAATCCATCTCTCAGCTTTGAGAGTCCCTACTACGACAGCTCTCGCTTTGTGTCAGCTCAGGGCAATAAGCTCAAGAGCATGGCTATCTATCCTCACTCTGATGAGGTGGAGAGAGTGAGAGTTGCTGCGTACGTAGATGGCACTCCTGCATTCCGCATTAATGTCACAGCCGCTCCGGCTGATGATTTTACTTTTGTGGGACGTGTAGGAGCGCCTCCGGTCATCCGACTGTGGGCAACTTAATTTACTAATTTTAATTTACTACCCAAAAGGGAACCGTACCCTGAAGACGGCAATTACTTATTTAGAAAAGAAAAAATTAGAACACTCTAATGGAGGATAAACGAAATAAAAACCCCAGCTGGGACGAAGCTGGGGGCTACGTGGTCGTAGTAAATAGTCCCACGCGAGTCAGGTCGCGTGTATGCTGTGAACAGTGCCCAAATTACCAGGGCTTAATACTTTGGTGGTCTTAGCATGGACTAGAAACATTGTAC